AAATATTAAATTCTAATAAGAACAATTTAATATCTATTGACGAAACAGGATTTTATTTAAGTATGAATAAGAGTTTTGGTAGATGTTCAAAAGGTAAAAGATGTTATAAAACAATTCATAAATATCCATTTGTTAAATTTAATTTTATTTGTGCTATGAAATATGGAAAGATAATAGGATATAAGTTATATCAAAAGAATAGCGGAGGTATAGATACAGACAAGTTTAATGCATTTTATGATGAATTTATAAAAGACACATACAAAAACCATTTAATTATAATGGATAATGCAAAATTTCATAAATCCAAAATAGTTAAAGATAATATAGAGAAATCAAAAAATAAAATAATTTATATTCTTCTAAATAAATATATATGGATTGCATATATATTTATGAAGATTAGGCTACTTCGTAGCCATATCCATATAACGCAAAATTAAATCCAATAGAGAACCTTTTTAGTCAGATAAAAAATTATGTTAAGGATATTAGTCCTACTACTTACGAAGAATTAAAAATATCAATAGATAATATTATTAAGAATAGAATAAAGAAAGAACGATAAACATAAATCAAAGATTTATGTTTATCCTACTATTAAAGAAAAACTTTGTTTTTCTTTAATTGAACATTTAAAAAACTATTTTAAATATTTATTCATACAAGCTAAAAATTATATTGATACTCATTAAAATGTCCCATTATTCAGTGAAAATGGTGTAATTTTTATCAATTTATATTAAATTTTGTTTATCCATTCATATAATAAATCAAAATAATTATCATCATCTCCATAAAATACTTGTATATTATCTTGAGCCATTATTTCTTTTATAATCTTTGTATTATTAGATTCTAATTTATTTTGTAAAAATTTACTTACACAAAATGCATAACTAACTATAAACTTATTATTTAGCATTTTTGTATATTCAATTTGATTAAATTTTCCAGTTTTTAGTTTTTCTTCAACACTTCCCTCACTGTTTTGATTTTTTTTCTCTAAAATTTTTAGATGTGTTTTTCCATCAATTTCTATAATAAATGCCTCATCTGGATTCTTATAAGTATCAATACCATACTTTTTTTTTATAAATGGTTTGAATCCAGTTTGTAACAGATATGTTATATTATCAAATTCAAGTGTGTATCCATATTTTTGTTTTTTATTAAATATTATTTTTTTGAATTTTTTTCTAATAACTTATTTTCAATAGATGTTTTTTCTTCAAATAGTTTTCCACATATAGTGTTTGCTCCTCCGGCTCCACTTCCCCTATTCTTCATATATATTTGTTATCAGATAATCATATTATAAATATATAAGATTATATTCAATTTTTACACAGCCGCACTCATTGGATTATTTTGATATACTATATTGCTCAAATCTAAATCACCGTTATTCAAATTACCCATATCTCTAAGTTTTATTCTAACTTTATCAGCAATTTTTTCTTCAACTGTTCCTGCACAATAAATAATTCGTTGCAAACTTTTTGACATTCCATTGGCTCTATGGATTCTTCCTAATGCTTGTGTGAGGTCAATCGAACTAAATGTCGGAGAAATAAGAGAAACTCTTGGATGCTTTCCATGTATATCATGCAAAGATATACCTACTCCCCCAGCTCTAATATTACAAATAATTATATTAGATTTATTGGATTGAAAATTATTGATGTTTTTTTCTCTTTCTGAATCTGATTGTTCGCCATATATTAAGCAATCTGTTGATAACATTTTTGCAATTGATTGAAGTGTATTGGTAAAATTTACAAATACAACTACACTAAATCCTTCCGATATATAATCTTTTGCAAGTTCTACAAATGTCGGAATCTTTAATAATTCTATTTTTTGTCTTGCTCTAAGTATCCGAACCAATGGATTCCCTTTATCAGCTTTACGTTTATCTGATAGCTCTTCTAAGCATTGACTGATAGTCTGATATTCTTTTTCAATCAATCGTTCTTCTTTGCGTCCCATTGTATATGGTTGAGCCACAATTTGAGTTTGTGGAAATAAGTCTCCCAATACATCAATACTCATTCGACTAGCTCTTGCGGGATACAACATACGATGAATTCTAACCATTGGTTTGGCTTCTCTACTCATCCATTGTTCAACAATCCGCATATATGATACAAAATCAATATTGTTTGCCTCAACAGTTTGTTTATCAATAAAATTTAATATATAAAAAAATAATTTAAATTTTTCAGTATTATCTGAAATGGTTGCTGATAATAATATGAGTGGAAAATTGGTTGTCATTTTCGCAGATAATAATAATTTAGCATTTAATGTCCCAATATCTGAACATTTATGAGCTTCATCAAATATAAATACTGTATTTGGAGACATCTCGGTATGATTCCATACAAATTTTTCTATAGTATTATTGGTTTGCGGATAATATTTAAGATATTTATATTTAATTCGTTTATCACCAACATAATATTTGCATAATCTGATAGTTTCATAGTTGACAATCAAATATTTACTAATTTCAAAATACTCACATACAATTCTCCAATTAGCCATAACTGTTTTTGGACAAATAATTATAGGTTCAAAACCTAATTGTGCACAACTTGCAATTGCTGTATATGTTTTACCAGTTCCAGTATCACTTGCATCCAATACTGAATTATTAGTGCGAATTATTCTGATTATATTTTCTGTGTGTGTAATTTGATACTTTAATAATTTTTTACTATATGATTTTTTTAATTTATCTGATATATGTGACATAAAATAGATTGTAAAAATATTTAATAATAAAAAAATAACTATTTTCAAATCAGGTTATATAAAATTAATTAATTTTTTAAAGTTGATGTATTATATACTATATGTTGATATCTGGATTTACTGATAACACTCTACAGTTTCATAAATCTAAAATAGTTAAAGATAATATAGAGAAATCAAAAAATAAAATAATTTATATTCTTCCATATAATGCAAAATTAAATCAAATAGAGAACCTTTTTTGTCAGATAAAAAATTATGTTAAGGATATTAGTCCTGCTACTTACGAAGAATTAAAAATAACAATAAATGATATTATTAAGAATAAAATAAAGAAAGAACGATAAAAATAAATCAAAGATTTATGTTTATCCTACTAAAGAAAAACTTTGTTTTTCTTTAATTGAACATTTAAAAAACTATTTTAAATATTTATTTATTCAAGCTAAAAATTATATTGATACTCATTAAAGTGTCCCATTATTCAGTGAAAATGGTGTAATATTTTTTTTTGTCATTAAAAACGGCATTTAAAATATGCACCGATCTAAATATAAATTATACTAATTATAAATAATCTAAAATATTTTATCTATTAATTATATATAATGAATATAAATTATTATTTAAAATATTTAAAATATAAAACAAAATATTTAAATTTATATAAACTACAACAATATGGTGGTACAAATGTAGATTTTATTATAAATGAACAAAATAATATATCATATAAAAATGATGATGGAACATTAATAAAATGTTCTAATGCTGTTAAAGATTATTTATTAAGTATTAATACACATCATATTACTACATATCCAACAACACTTACTTTTGACATACAAAATTTAAGAAATATTGTTTTAGATAATGACACATTAAAAATGTCTTCAGAAGAACATATAAATTCAACGGATATATTCAAACGTTTACCATCTATTAGAATAAATACTCTGACAAATTTATCATTAGACATAGAAAGTTTATATGATGGTGATAATTTTAAATTTATGTTCTATAGATATACATATTTTGAAAAGTATATAGATAATTATATTTTATATAATGATATAAATAAAATATATGAAATTGCATTATTAATTAATCAGGAGAAAAGAACAACATTATCTGGTTTGTATTTTATCAATGATTTTTTACAATTATATCAAATACCTGACAAATATTTTAAGTTTTTTGATGGATATATAAATATAAACTATTGGTACAAAAAATCTAATTATGAAAATCGAAATTTATGTAAAATAAATGATTTTATAAAACCATCTAATGCTTTAAATGCATTTTATTTTGGACCGTCTATTTGTGATTGTGCTGTATTTATACAATCTTGTATATACAAATATATATTAAACCGTATGGGAGAAGATTTATTTAATAAAATGTTTGGAAACTTTTTTTCACAATTTACGATATCTCCATATATATTTGAGGAATTAAAAACTCATTACAAAGATAAATATGAACATGATAAGTTATCTATTGGTGATAAAATTAAAGTAATGATAGGAAATAAATTATATTTTCTATTTGATTCTATTCCACATAAAAGTCAATTGCAAAATAATGATATAGTATATATAAAAGGTGTACCTGATTATGAAAAAAAACATTTTGTGGGAAATAGAATTGGTGAAAATTTAATATATAATAATGGTGAGTTTATAGGATTTGGTAGCGAATTTACAAAACCACAAGATTATAATGCAATTAAAAAAATATTAATAACAGGTTATAATAATCCTCCTTCTAAACAATCTAATACAGTTATGCAGAATCGCATTGAACTTTATAAAAAGATGATTGATACATATGATCCAATATCCACAATAAAAATAGAAATAATAATTAAAGAGTTTACGGATAATCCAAATGAAAAAAATAGTGCACAATTCAAAAATATGAGACAAATGAAATATAGTGATATTACAATTGGAAATATTATTGATTATTATAATGAAGCACTTGACGCTGCAAAGTTAGCTGCAGATCAGAAAACAATGGATTCTGATATTATTGGTATACAGTATATTTTAAGATTTAATGAAGATAAATTTAAAATGTTTATTGATTTTATTAATCAATCTGCTTGGTATGAACTTCCAGAATCACAAGTAAGTGAAAATACTATTTGTAGTTGTGGAAACCGTAAGACTACAAAATGTATTAAATGTAATAATTATTATTGTAAAACAGATATCAGTCATGCGTGTCAATCATCACTTGTATATCTATCATCAAATAAAGAAAATAATAAATCAACATTTGAAACATTTATTATAAAGACAGATTTTCAAAAATATATTTATGGTTGTATGCGAAAATTTGCAACAAAAATATTTAATAAAAATAAAGATGAACCATTATGTATTATTATGACAGGCACACCCGGTATAGGTAAAACACATTTAACGATATCTACAGCAAAATTTGTGTCTTCATATGGTAAAAAAGTATTATTTATAGGAGAATATGATATCAGATTAACATATGATACTATAAAACATACAATTATTAATTATGATTTAATATGTTATGATGATGTAAATAATCAATATGATGTAAAATCACAAGAATTTATTTCACTTTTATTAAAAAATATGATTATGAATGGAAAATCATTAATATTAACAAGCAATATGCCTATTTCAAATATTTATGATTTAATGGATAGATATTTACCATATAATTATCCATATGTTAAAAATTGTTTAGTAATAAATAACATTAATAGTATATCATTTCGTTCACCTAATTTAATTATTCCAAAAGAGTTGAAACCTACTGATAAAATAAATTTATTAAAAGCCAATATGGATAAATTAGTATCTTTTGGTATAGTATGTGAAACAAAACAGCCAGATGTAATATTATTATTATGTAAAGATATATTAAATACATATAAAATATATCTTATTACTTTAGATTGTAAAATTGATTATAAAAATATAATTATAAATAATGATATAATTATTTATACTGATTCAGGTGATATTAGTATATTTTATTATTTTTTAGAATTAATATTTGATTATGGTAAAAAAGTTATAATTATCACACAAAATAAATTAAAATTTAAACAAGATATATTACAACAAATAAATTTCAGAAAAGAAACAACAGAAAAAATTACTAGTAGAATTAAAGTAATATTACCTGAAATTTTTGAATAATCAAATCTTTTTGTTGATAAAATTATTATTTCAAATCATCAAAATCTTATTCCATTTATTTAATTGTTCTATAATATTATCTCTAATTCCATTAGGATAATTTTCTGATGGTATGCTACTAATTTCACTAAATGTTTCGTCTATCAATATGATTTTACAATTAGAAACTAAACTTAAAAATAGATTCAATCGTTGTTTTTCACCACCTGATAATTCATTAGATGATTTATTCATAAACTGATATACATCAAAATCTTTTGCCATTTCTATGTTTTTATTATAATATAGAATTTTTAGTATAATATTATATTTTTTATATTATTATATATGTCAGATTTGGAGAAACTTGAAAGTTTTTTAATTAGCAATAGTGATATCAGTAAAAAGTTTATCAATGATTTTTTTGGATTTCAGAAGAAAAAATTATATGAAGAATATAAACCATTTACAATTAATCTTGAAGATGTTGCTTATTGGTTAGAAACACGAAAATCTAAATTAAGAGAAACATTAAATAGTAATTATTCAATAAATTTAGATTATATTAGTGTTAAAATATTGCTACCCCCAAACGGACATCAAGATGCAAAGCATAGTGGACACAATAAAAAATTAGTGCTTTTAACAACAGATTGTTTCAAGATGTTATGTATGCGATCTAAAACTAAAAAAGCAGATAAAGTTAGAGAATATTATATAGAAATAGAAAAACTAATAGACAAATACAAAGAGATAGTGTATATTATGAGAATATTGATTTAGGATTTGATAATATATCTTATAAAAAATTATTTGATATATTGCATAATTTTTATAGAGAACCAATAGATATTAAATATCTAAAAAAATACCAAATGATATTAGTGAGTATGTATCTGATGCAATTAAAAAAATAAAATATGAATCAGTAAGTCGTATTGATTTGATTGGTAATTTATGTAGATTTGAAGGAGTTAGAAAAGTATATAATAATCTATACAGGTTAGTTATGGGGTCATAATAAACAAATTATTCTCTACAAAGAACTTTTTTCAAATCAGGTAATCTAAAATTAATTGATTTAAGAATTTTTGAAGTTGTTGCATCATATACCACCCAATATTTTGGGTCTGCTGATACTCTATATTGTGGATTCTGATATCTAGATTCTCTCAACTCATACCATTCTACTGTTTCTTTTGCTTCATCCTCACTTATACAAACTTTAGTCATATTTGAACGATGAACTTCATCAAAACATTTATCTAATTCTGATTCAGATAGTCCAAAATCAATTGCTAGTTGGTAAACTGTATGATAAATCTCATAAATCATAGTTTTAACTTTGTCTAATGATTTTTCACTGCAAGCTATGTTTAACATTTCATATGTTTGTTCTAAATTTTTAATATTAGTTTGTAAATAAGATGACTCATATGTTGTATCTTCAAATACAAATTCAGCAGGATTCTTAAGATATGGCATATCAGTCAATTCTTCTTTCAACTTATCAAAATCAATTCCCACGCATAAACACATTCCATACAAAACATATAGAGTGTCGGAAAGTGCATCAATACATTCAATAAAATCATGTTGTTTGGTAGCATCTAATAGTTCGCCAATTTCTTCTTGAAGTAAAGAAAGACGAAAATTGATAAGTTTTTGATTATCCCAAATAGTGGGATTGAATTTATCGCAAATGGGATGTCCAAAAACAAGGTGAAATTCTTTAACTTTATTGTATCCAGTAGTCATTTTGTGTATATTGATATATTATTAGTCATATTGTATAAAACAAAATAATTTCAATTTTTATTACAATATATATTATGGATATAATAAAAAATTTTATTCCTTCTGAAAATGAAACCGCAATATATGAATATTTCAATAATAATAATTTTCTAGATATTTTTGATAAAAAAAATATAATATGTGTAATTAAAAATAAAAAGGGTCTTCAGAGTGGTGGTGTTAATTATGATAAAATTTTAGATAAACTAAAAAAATATGATGCAGATAGACATGTGTTGATGAATTTATTTTATAGAAGACAATCAAATATAACAATTGACAAGAGTATTATTGATAATTATATTTATACAAAATGTAAGTTTGATAAAAAATCACTAAATATATATAATATAAGATTGGAATATGATTCAGAAAATATAAAAATTACATCAGATACAAATAATACTAAATATAATATTATTGAATCATATTTTACACAAGCAAAATTTATTAAAGTTTTTGATAAATATACTAAAATTATTTTTGATATTATAGAAAATAAATTGAAAGTTGGTGATTCAGTTATCATTTATGAACATATATTGATTCATATGGATTTTTATCCAGAGTATATAAAAAAATTATCTAGAAATTTTAAAACTGTTAAAATAATATTTTGTAAAACTTTTTTAAGAAGTACATCAATAGGATACGTATTATTAAAAAATAAAGTATCAAATAATATAATATTAGATGTAAAGTTTGATACAAAATATGAAAAATTCAAAAGAAAAATGTTTTTATTTTTTCTCAAAAATTATGAGTTATCAAATAATATAATTAAACTACAATTAATTAATCCTAATGGTTATTATTTGTTGATAAATAAACTTAAATATGTTTTGACATATTATTAGATTATATTATTTTGTGTTAAAATTTCGGTTATCTCTTCAAGAGATAAAAATTGTATAGATGAAAAATCATTTTGTAGCTTTTGTATAAGACTTTGTTTATTAACTTTTAGTTTATTATCAACCAGACATTCTGATAATACAAATTCAAATGTTCGGGATAATAACATTGTTTTATCAAATACTAATTGTTGCTTCAAAAAAAGTATACTGTTAAATCTTCTTGAAAAAATATTATGAAAACCATGTTGTTTATCTTCATATGAATTTAATGCAAATTTATTGCTTGTAATTATATGTGTATGAAATACTTGATAATACATCGCATTTGAATAATGAATTCCAGAATATGCTTCTTCTCCTGTTTCTAATAAAGATAATATTTGTTCAACTTGTGATTTATCTGTTATGTGTCGTATATTATGTATAAAATCATCTTGTATGTATAATTGATAAAAATTAGTAAATTTATCAAAATCTTCTCTTTTACTTTTACTATATATATCTCTTTCTCCATGTATACTTTGTAAATATTCATTTAGTTTATTATAATCTATCACACTCAATTTTTGAGGAATATACCAAATAGCTGGTGCTGATTCTAAATTTACATAATCTATAAATTTTTCAAGTGTAGTTTTCTTAGAATCACCTATTGTAAAAGGTTTAAAATTTATAGATTTTATAATTTTATTTATATTTTCTTGTAAATTATGTTGCGTATCTTCACTAGATAAAATTAAAGATAACATTGATTTACTATATTTATGACTAAATTTATTAACTCTTATAAAATTATCTTTCAATGTGATTTGTTTAAATATAAAACAAGCATATGCGGTGATGCGTATGAGATTTTGTGTAAAACGTGCAAATTGTAGTTCTTCTAGTTCACCTGCTTTTATATTACCTAACAAATAATCTTTTTGTATTTGATTTATTGGTTGCTCTGAATAATATAGAGAATGCATACGTTCTAGTTCTCTATACCACAATAATGTTAAAATTAAAGGTTCGGATATATCAGCATTCTTGATTTTTACTAATAATTGTTGATACATTTGAGGTGTTTCGTAATAATAAATATTTATAGGTATTTTATAAGTATCTGGATTAATTTCTTTAACAAATATTTCTAAATATGCCAATGTATCTGCTTCAATATATTTAACATCAGGTGATAGATGTTTTAATTTTGGAGATATTGAGTTAATAAATTTACATGCAAAATCAGGATCTGATTTAATTTTATCATATGTTATTATTTTTATTGATAGTTTAAAATATTTTTTATCAACAACTATTAGATAAAATGTAGAGCAATATGTGTGAAATTCATTCGGAATATCTGAACTACTTATTATTTTTATACTAGTTTTATCTGTTCCAAATAATGTCTGATATGTTCCAATACTATAAATTGGTTTTGGTATCTTTGTAATATTATCTAGTATCAAAACACCTTTAGGTTCAATACAATCTTCTTCTCTATTAGCCTTTGACTGATTACCAAAATAATAAAAACTATCATTTTGTATTCGACTAATAATATCATATATGTTTGGTTTTGTAAATGTATCTGTGATTGAGATATATCTGTAACCAAATTTTGGTTCAATAATAGTAAAATAAAATACAACTTGGTTAGATTTATTTTTTTTTGGTTTATTGAGAGTTATATTTATTTGATAATCTGATTGTACCTGATAATTAAATTTATCTTTATAAAATTTTTTGATATTTTCTATTATTTGTTTCAACTTGGCTATTATTTCTTGTTTGCTGATTTGTATCTCAAACAAATTATCTATTTTGAGATTTGAATAATACTGAAATGTAATATTTTGTAAAAAATCTGTCATTAGTTCTGTTCTAATAACCAAATCCAATTGTTTGTTAAAAATATCATGAAATGGTTGATTGGGTACAATAATATAATCAGAACCAGAAAATGTAAATTTGGGATATTTTGCTATTTCTTTATAAATTTTATCCATATAATCTACCAAAACTAACTTATCATCAATAGGTATATAATTTGTTTTAGTTATCTTACAAGTTTTTAGTTTATTGTAATCTTTTTTTTGTGGTGTCAATATAATATCAGGAAACATTACTTTGAGTTTGTGATAATCTTGTTTTTGTGGTGTAAATTTTTGTGGTGTAAATTTTTGTGGTGTAAATTTTTGTGGTGTAAATTTTTGTGGTGTAAATTTTTTTGGGGTCAATATAATACTGCTAGGTAAGATTACTTCCCCATAAAATAAATTATTCGTGTCATCTTTTGATATAAGTTTCATATTATCCATAAGTTTATTGATAAAAGTATTTTTTGGTATACCATCAATTATCTGTATGTTCAAATACTTTAATAATTGTTTGACTGATACAAAATAATTATCTATAGGTATTTGTCCCGAACAAGATGTTATTATTTTTGCACCATCTCTAGCCAAATTACCCCAATAATATTTTTTATCAATTCTATCAGAAGGAATATATCGACTCATATAATTATATTATACAAAATTTAGTGATGAATTTTTAACCATACATTCATATATGTATTCATATATATTATCATTTGTCAATTCCGAAACTGTCTGATAACTATTTTCAATCATACTATTATATTTTTCTGTATTTGATTTATATATTGCTTCCAATTGATTAAAAATTTTAACACTCTGTTGATAATTTATTTTTTCATTTTTATTTTTATTTTTATCATTATTATAATAATATTTGAATTTTAGATTAATATAATGTGTATCAGGTTTTACAATAATATTTATAAAACTAATCCATTCTTGGTCAACAATATTTGTTTTTATATCTTCAGACTCAACATCAACATTTATTACAATTGATTTCATTAAAAATAAATATTTTAATCTATTTGACCATGGATAATTTCCTGGAAGATTTAGTAAAAATTTGTATTTGCAAAAATTATCCATACCAATATATGCATACCATCCATCCAATCTAATGTCTAAATATTCTGATGATTTAGAAAAAGCAAACAAATTTTCTCTTATTTGTGTATTTTTTGAACTTGTTGATGTTCCTTTGAAAAATATTTTGTTAGTTTTTTCCGCAAACTTTACACTATTTGATTTATTTATTATTATTGCTTTTGTTTGATTCCAATCATAACACTCACCATTATATTTTTCATCAATTGTCATACACTCAAAACTATTATCTGGAAAAAGAATAAAATTTTTATTTTTTGGTGTAGCAAATACATAAATTGGGAATTTTGTATCAATCTCATTATACCATGGAATTCTATCAGACATCCAAAAATATAATGTAGTTTGTATAATAGGTTTGTTTACACTTTTTGCCCATAATAATGTTTTTTGAATCATGCTAAGAACTTGTACGATTCGGTTGTCTTTGATTTGATTCAAATTATTATTATTATAAGATTTATCTGCTAATTCTGCCTCTACATATACTTCCTCTCCTCTAACAATGTATTTTACCAGTGGATATAAAAATAATAATTTTTGTGTTTTTGATGTATCATAGTAAGATTCTTTTAATTTATCTAATTCATCTAATTTAACCACATCATATTTAGAATAACAATCATTGATATATTTAATAAATACTTTTCGCATTTATTATACACAAATAAAAAAAAATATATTTCAAGCATATTGATTATATGTAGATTCCAAATATATCAACAATACCATCCAACACATATTATTATCGCACCAGATACAAACATTACAGATAAACCTACCATCATCATAATAAATTGATATGAGTTGAAAAAACTGTATGTTTGTATAAAACCACATAATTTTGTATCACAATCACAATAATATTTATATATATTTGATTCGTATAATAAAGGACAATTTTTATCACAATAGTTAGATGTGCGAATATCATATATGCATTGAAATGAGCCTTCAAACTTAAACTCATAATATTTAGATGTTTGGTTATAATAAGTAATGTTTATACTTACATCTGTATGTGTTGCCAAATAATCTGGGACGATTGATACACTTATTATAAAAAATGCAAATGATATTAGGCAACAAATCTGTGCCACACAATACACGCATACAGAATATGTTTTTTCTGAAGACATTGAATAATAATTCAAATAAATATTTGTATGATTCAATATTTGTATGATTCAATTTTTTACATTTCAAAAAAATTGAATAATTTATTATATAGTATATATTTATTAATCAAATTATATAATACAAAAATGAATCCTAAATACTGTATGGTTTTTCAATGCAGATATGCTAATTCTCACACTACTGATGCTCATCTTTGTGGTAATTGTCAAGAGTTTGGACATGGTTTGATGGAATGTTCTAGCTTTGCTAAAAGAAATTATCTCCAACAATATATCACACAAACTATGCCTCCACACTTACAATGCACTTTTACAGACTGTAAGAAACCATGGTCTCACAATAATCGTGCACATCATTGTGATGTGTGTAAAGATAATCATTCTACAAATGAGTGCCCGCAAAATATCAAATATTTGGAAATATGTTGTCCAACATGCCGAACATCCAATAAAATTCCATCCAATCAAAAAAAGATAACTGGTTTGAGTGAGATATGTAAAGTGTGTATGAGTGCTGAATGTGAGGTATTTTTCCCACAATGTTCTCATGTATGTGTTTGTATTGATTGTGCGAATCAAATTAATACAAATCAAAGTGTTCGATTGCATGGTGGAACACAGTTGGCTCCGATTGATATGAGAGCTATGTTGACAGATGCTGATATTGTGCTTCCATCATCAGACTCACATTTTATCGACTTACTTGATACAGCAAATAAAAAATTGGGTACAGAGCCAAATAAAATTTATACAATTTTGTATGCAGGTATGGGATGCTCAATGTATGTTCGTAGAGATAATTATGATTCAGATGCTGTTGGTCTAAAAGGATTTTTTATGCACACTGATGCATGGGGGCAGTATGGTGTGGCAAGTGATGATACTCGAAAAGTCGAGATGTTTATTGATGGATATAGATTGATTGAGTAATTTTTTGATTGAGTAAATGATTTTTTTAATTTATTTTTTTATTTATCAGTTTTTTGTTAGTCAGATATATGGAAGACTCAGACAATATAGTTAAATTATATGTATTTAGCATACTTGATGAGTATGATAAAAATGTTTCTGGAAAAAAACAAACAGATTTTAATCCATATATTGATAAAATATCAATTGGAAAAAATAAATATATGCCAACTAACATACAACAACAAATCATATATGAGTGGACAAAAATAAAAAATAATTTCAACAATCAACATCAAGAAGATAAATATGATAGATGCATAGATTGCAAAAAAGAAAATATTAATTCAAATGATAATATCATACAATCATACTTGGAAACTATTTTGTGTATATTTATTATTTTTTTCATATTATATCTAATGAGTAGATGTAGAATTCATTTTGAAAAATGGTTATAAATTTTTATTATTCCATAAACCAATTATATGAATTATCGGTTTGATAATACATTTTTTTTATATTCTTAATTCTTTGTTCTTTATCTAATAAAAAAGGAACCAAAGTATTTAGATTTGGATACGAATAATCAAATTCTACAATATTATGATATGGTTCTATATCTAATGCTGATAATCTGATATCATCAGGATTACTCATAAGTGTTTGATATATTGATCGATTAACCATTATACTTCCCATAATTAAATCAACATCATCAGGATAATTATATTTGTAAATTATTTTATTACCACTCATAATAAATGATTTTCTAACAGAACTTTCTGATACAGATGAGCGTTGTAAAATTTTATTTTTTTGCTTTATTTTATCACTTTTGCTAATTTTCTTAATATGAGTTACTGAATCTAATCCCAATCTAATATTAAGTATATTTAACAAATTCCAATATATTTTTTCAACAATTAATTCAAGTATCAGAAAATCGTCAACTGTATATTTTTTTCGGATTTCCTTCATTACAATATACCGATATTCGGCTCTTGTATGAGAACTAATTCTGAAAACTGATATAAATTCCCACATTTTGTCAACTAATGATAATTCATTCTCTGATAACACATATAATAAATATTTATTATTATAAGGATTCATTATATGTATTATTTAGAAATAAAATCTAGTCAAACTATGTGTTTTTTTCACCTCACCCACCAATCTGAGACTGCTTAGATGCAACATACTTTGCTTTTTCTTGTCTGTACAACTTCTCATAATCAGCTCCACCACCAACTTGTCCCAATTTAGATACTTTTGCATCCATATACTTTGCTTTTTGTTGCTTATACATTTGCTCATAATCAGCTCCACCAATCTGAGACTTAGATGCAACATACTTTGCTTTTTCTTGTCTGTACAACTTCTCATAATCAGCTCCACCACCAACTTGTCCCAATTTAGATACTTTTGCATCCATATACTTTGCTTTTTCTTGCTTGTACAATTTCTCATAATCAGCTCCACCACTCTGAGACTTAGATGCAACATACTTAGCTTTTTCTTGTCTGTACAACTTCTCATAATCAGCTCCACCACCAACTTGTCCCAATTTAGATACTTTTGCATCCATATACTTTGCTTTTTGTTGCTTATACATTTGCTCATAATTAGGTTCATTTTGTATGTTGAGTTGTTGATATACAGGGTTAAACTTTTTGCCAAAACTACCGGCAGTTTGTGTTTTTGGAAGAGTTCCAATATCATGTGTAGAAAATAATACAGATTCTATATTATAATCTGATGTGTCAGATAGAGCGTTTGATTTTAACAAATTAGCCTTGGGGTGTTTTTCAAATACACTGTTCATAAATATCATTAAGAAAATATTTAATCTATATATTTTAGATTAAATAATTTTATAATCCTATAATATATATAATGTCTTATTCATACTTATTTAAATACATAATAATTGGTGATTCTGGATGCGGAAAGTCTTGTTTGTTATCTCAATTTATAGATAAAAAATTTGAATCATCTCATGATATTACTATTGGTGTAGAGTTTGGGTCAAAATTAATAAAGGTTGATGGAGAACAAATAAAATTACAGATTTGGGATACAGCTGGACAAGAAGCATTTCGTTCAATTACAAGAAGTTATTATAAAGGAGCTATTGGAGCTATAATTGTATTTGATATAACTAGAAGATATACTTTTGATAATATTAAAAAATGGTTGATTGAATGCGAACAATATAGTGGAACATATATTAATATTCTTTTGGTTGGAAATAAATCTGATTTAGTAGCACGACAAGAAGTTGGTTCGGAAGAAGCACTTGAATTTGCAAAAA